ATGTCTATTTTTGAGGCTAATCGCTTTATGGAGGCGAAGGAAGAGAATGAATTAGACAATTTTCTACCAGTGATAAACGAGATAATGCTAGATGCTAGAATCGTTATCAGTAAGGACCAGAACAAAAAGTTTCCTTTGAAGAGAGACTACACAGTACACCTTCAAGGTATCATTGATAGGATGTTCAGAGAGGGTGATGTGTATATCCCTATGGAGTTGAAGACTGGTGGTTGGAAAGATTGGAAGACTACCATGATGCGAAAAGAGATGGCTTTCTACAAGATTCTCTTTGAGAACACACCTGATGAGAAGTTGAGAGAATGGGGACTAGACCCTGAGATACCTATCTCACATTGGGGATGGTATTACCCTGCTGCTAATTATGTACATGTTGAAGAGGTAAAGACTGGAAGCATCACAGCAGTCAAAAAAGGAATAGCAGAGATGATTCACGCTTACGAAACTAGCATATTTCCTGCAAAGTATTTTGCAAAAACATGCTCTAGTTGCAGTTTCTTTGGTATTTGTGAAGAAGCGAATGTGCAGAGTTGGTTTTGATGAGGGACAATAGCAAATGTAGATGGTGTAACTGTAAAATCGGTTATGGACATGATAGAAGAAGAAAGTGTGATGCTTGCAAATAAACACAAGGAGAATAAGAAAATGATAGATAAAATGGTAAAAGAAGAATTAAAGCAGAAGGTGTGGAGTTTCTCAGAGATAGCGAATGTATCTGACACAGTTAATAACTTAGCAGAGATATTGTACGAGAAAATGCCTACCACTGACAAACTGAAGATGATATGGGAAACTGATGTGTTCGCTGAAGAGAGAACCCCATTCGGTCAGATATACATGAATACAGTTATGTCACAATTGAAGATAAAAATAGCAGAAGTTGTAAGAGAAGAATTGCTTGATGCAGAAGTCTCTTTCAAGGAGGATAATAAAAATGAAAATGCCAAGAGAAGTGTGGGCCGGAAGTCATCTAAGAAACGCACCACAAATGAAGAGAAGAGTAGTGTCGCAGAGAAGTGAATTTGTAGACTGGTTCAATTCCTATAACGGGAAGATGAACTGCTATACGACAGTCTATGACTTTGAAGATTTCAATAATGGAGTTAAATTAGAATACTCTGTGGTATTAGATAGAGCCTTCTTAGATTTTGATGCGCACGATGAGCCGTTGGAAAACGCTTATTCAGATTTGAAGAGGGTCGTTTCTAAACTAATTGAAAAGGATATAATATTCAAAATGTATTTTAGTGGGAAAGGTTTCCATGTTTTTGTTTATGGAGAACCCGTTGATGATATCCGAAGCATTCAACAGTATTATTCCGAAATCAGCGATGGTATTGATACACTGGATAGAACAGGTATACAAACGAATAGACTACGCCGTGTCCCTAATTCGATGAACCTTAGTAGTGAGGATGAGAATGGC